ATGTTAACTAATATTGAATTTTATAATACTCCGGAAGGAGATGTCATGGTCAAGGCCGTCAATGAAGCAGCTCGACGTTTGAAAGAAAATGATTATGAATTCATTTCCGAGATGCTTACTATTATTAGTGACCGATATCCTAAAGCTCATGCTGCCTTAATGGAGCTTTATTCCACTCGCACAATGAATAAAAAGCACTTTGAATATAGCGTTGTTCATAGGTTCATCCGATGCAACTTTGGAGAATATGACCAATACAATCATGATATTGATATTAATGGCAATTTTATTTTCGAGGAGGTTAAATGCCCTCTTCGAGGAGAATGCCCTTTAGAGGGAGTTGTATGTAAACCTGAATTAGACAATAATTTAAGTGAAAGAGAAATGGAAGTGTTCAGGCTGATTGTACAGAATATGCGTTCTGATGAAATTGCCGCAGAACTATCTATTTCCAAATTTACAGTTGACCGACATCGCGAGAATATCAAAGCAAGACTTCATTTACGAGACATCCCTGCAATGATAACCTATTGGCATGTCAACCATCTAAAATAAGCGGTGCATGGTGTCCACCAGGTTCGATTCCTGGCATCCGCACGATGATTTACTAACTTAATAAACAATAAGAAGATGGTAACAAATGATAACCCATTTACAGAAAGTAACGAGCTTATTGCTAAGTTGCTAAAGGAGAATAAATTAGAAGTAATGCATTTGGAAATGTATCTGGACACACAAAATATTGTTTGTGTGGAAAAAACAACTTATGAGGCAATGTGCTATAAGGATACTGCTTTAAAGGCATTTCTTGAATGCGAAGGTTACGATGATTTTGAAAAATCAATTAATGAATAAGAGAAAAAACTATGCATTACTTTATAGACAATATCAAAACCTACGCCAGTGTCAATAAAAAAGGTAGGGAGTTGCAGATATTCGTACAGCAATTCGATAGGTATCTGATTGCTGATGAATGTTCGTTGGATGCGCTGAAATGCGACATTGAGCACCAGATAAAAATAATGAATGAGAAATACCCTCGTAGCCGCCCTGTGCTGCTTAATGTATTTGACAACGGAAAAGATGGGCAGTGGACTATTCTTGTAGAGCATGATAGCGACAGCATTGTCTGCATTATATCTTATGAAAAGGTATTAGGCTATTATAGCTTAGGAAGTAAAATACGTGAATTTACAAAAATAGGCTGATGTTTTATGGTTACCAAAACAACATTCAAAAAGAAGTTCCCGGATGTTAAAGTCCAGAAGTTGCAAACCGAAGTAGTGTTTAGCAGAAAGCATGTAGAAGATGCTGTTTTACAAATGTGCGGAATGATGGGTTTAGGATTGCTTTATTACAGTTATTCCAATAAATGGATAACAGTCTATACTTCCGAGAAAATGAAAAAGGCACTGGATTCAATGAAACCGGGAACTGAAGTCTTCCATGAACATTATGGAGTATATGGTAAGGTCATTAGCGAAGAACCTTTCATTATCTGTGGGGAACTGTGTATTCGGGTTGATTTCGGTGGGGTCCCAGAGGGTGGAACATATAGCTGTATAAGTTTTGTAATGTAATTACTTGAATTTATCAATATGAACAGTGACAGACAAAACATCTTATCCCGTTATATTTCTTACCTATATACGACTGGCAGAAGCTATGATTTTATCGGGCGGTATATCAGGCATGTATCCGACTTTCTTGAAAAGTCAGAGAGCGTCAGCCGCAAAGGTTATATCTCCTATAAACGGGAGAATGCCGACCTGATAGCCCGCTATCCGATATTGTGTGACGCTATATGTGATTTGTTGGCTTTTCTCGGTATCGGTTACAAAAAGAAAGAAGTGAAAGTACGCTCCCTTGAGAAGTTAAGCTCCATATCGGAAAGGAACCGGGAATTGCTTAATAGCTTCATATTGTGGCTCACCGAGAACAATGATTACTCTCCGCATACAGTGGATATTTATTATACATCCTTGAAGCAATACTTCGAATATGCCAATGAGGTCAATATGGAGAATTGCAAGAGGTTTATACGGACTTTGGAAGAGCAATCGTTATCCCCGCAGACCATCCGTTTGCGGATTACTGCCTTAGAGAAGTTTTCCAAATGGCTAAAAAAGCCGATAGAGCTTAAACGGCCTAAGATGAAGCGTAAGCTTGATGTGAACAATGTCCCGACAGAAGAGGAATACAACCGGCTGTTGGAATATCTTAAGACAAAAGCTAACAGAGATTACTATTTCTTTATCAAGGTTCTGGGCACAACAGGCGCCCGTCTGTCAGAGTTCCAGCAGTTCACGTGGGAAGACATGGCAATTGGCGAAGTGACATTACGTGGAAAAGGCAATAAATACCGTCGCTTCTTTTTTCAAAGACAGTTGAGACAGGAAGCAATGGCATACATGAAAGAGAATGGTAAAACGGGGCTTCTCGCTGTTGGGAAATTCGGTCCGTTAACTCAACGAGGTTTTTCACAACATTTGAAAGCATGGGGCAAACATTGCGGCATCGATTCAAGGAAGATGCACGCGCATGCTTTCCGGCATTTTTTCGCTAAAATGTTCCTGAAGAAAAATAAGGATGTCATTCAACTGGCCGACCTTCTCGGTCATGGTAGTGTAGACACAACAAGAATTTACTTACAAAAAAGCTATGATGAACAAAAAAAAGATTTTAATAGAAACGTTACATGGTAGTGTAGCGCAACTCAATGAGTTGTCATCCATGACTGAAGGGATAGATATCTATGATGATGCAGGGTATATTGACACGAAGTTTCTCATGGAAGCGCTATCCTGCGTCAATGCCTTCATGGATGCGAGCAATACGGTTGTTCAAAAAATATCTTCACTGTTAGCGCCGGACGCTCCAACGGACGAAAAGAAAAAACAGGCTGATGAAGGTAAGAAATGGAATGTGGAAGATATACTGAAGCATTGTACACTTGAGGCTAACGTACTCAAACTTCCGAAAATACAATTTAATAAAAAGTCTTATGCCGAGGCCAAGAAATGGATTGAGGAAGCCGGCGGTTCCTGGCAAAGTGGGAAGATACAGGGTTTTACATTCCCGTTCAATCCGGAAAGGGTGTTTTCTATACTGAAAGAGGGCAAGCGATGCAATCTTCAGCAGGAATACCAGTTCTTTGAAACGCCGGCTGAAGTGGCGGACTGGCTGGTCATGCTTGCCGGCGGAATACATGAGAATGATACGGTACTGGAGCCGAGTGCCGGCCGTGGTGCTCTCATTAAAGCCATCCATAGGGCTTGTCCTTCCGTAACAGTAGAATGCTATGAGCTGATGCCGGAGAATAGAGAATTTCTTCATTCACTTGATAATGTGATAATACTTGATGAGGATTTCACGAAAGATAGCGTAGGAAGCTATACCAAGATTATCGCCAACCCGCCTTTCTCAGGCAATCAAGATATAGAGCATGTGAGGATTATGTATGAGCGTTTGGCGGCAGGCGGAACGCTCGCAGCCATTACCGGGCCGCACTGGAAAATCGCTTCGGAAAAGAAATGTGTTGATTTCCGTAACTGGTTGGAAGAGGTACATGGAGAAGTATTTGAAATAGATGCCGGAGAGTTCAAGGAAAGTGGAACATCCATCAAGACAGTAGCGGTAGTGATAAAGAAATAATTCAAATAAATCAGATATGAATGTAAATCAAATATATAATTCTGAATGTTTGCAAGGATTAAAATATCTTCCAGACAATAGCATTCATTGTTGTGTAACCTCCCCGCCTTATTACGCGTTACGGGACTATGGCGATGATGCCCAGATAGGACTTGAAAAAACTCCAGAAGAATATATTCAGAAATTGGTTGATGTATTTCGAGAGGTTCGTAGAGTATTAACTAAGGATGGTACATTGTGGCTCAACATAGGAGATAGCTATGCCGGCTCCATGAAAGGGGGAGCCAGCTACCCAGATAATGCCATGAATTACAAACAGGGAACCAATAGAGGTACACTTGGCAAAGCTACCATTATAAAGAAATGCATAGGATATAAATCAAAAGATTTGATTGGTATTCCCTGGATGCTTGCCTTTGCTCTGCGTGCAGATGGCTGGTTTTTGCGTCAGGATATTATTTGGCACAAACCAAATCCTATACCAGAAAGTGTTAAGGATAGGTGTACAAAGGCTCACGAATATATTTTTCTTCTTAGTAAATCAAAACATTATTACTTTAATTCGGAAGCAATAAAGCAAGTAGCCAAGACTGAGGAGAACCGGCCGTCAGGAGTCCAGCGCAACAGAGAATATAATTATAACTCAAAAGAAAACAATAATCCTCAAGCATATAGAAAGCAACAATATGTTGGCGGCCGGAAACGAAAGTCTCAAATTTACAAAGAAGATGATCCTATGTTCCGTCTCAATAGTGAACGATGCTATGTCCCTTCTGGAATGGTAAATAAACGTTCGGTTTGGAGTGTATGTACTTCCGCTTTTAAAGATGCCCACTTTGCTGTATTTCCTCCTGCCTTAATAGTTGATTGCATCAAAGCTGGATGTCCGGAAGGTGGAATTGTTCTTGACCCTTTCATGGGTTCTGGTACTACGGCTGTAGTTGCAAGAAAACTTAACCGCAAATATATTGGCTTTGAATTAAATCCCAGTTATGTGGATATGGCAAAAGAGAGAATAATTAAAGAATTGGGATTTTTTAGATAATTAAAATCAAGATAATAATGAATCAAATGATGAAAGTACATGCTTCTCTTTTTTCTGGCTTTGGTGCTGCCAACTTGCTGCAACTTGGATGGGCTGGAATAATGCTTTTTGGTGCGAAATAGAAGATTTCCCCAGAACTGTACTAAGTTATTGGTTCCCTCAATCAAAGGGTATGGAAACACAATAGTGCCGGAAGTAATTTATGAGATTTTTAAAGCAATAGAAGAAGTTGAAACAATTAACGTATAACAAATCTGTAAAAAATTAATATGCGTGAAGACATTATGTATGTCATTCTATATCCGGATGGCTTAATAGTGATGAATACACAGAAATACTACTGAAGCGAGTGTATTAGAAATTGGTGTATCGGTTGCTCTTTTACATGGGAACAATGGTATAAAAGAGGTTATCGATGTAAAAAGGTAAAAGTAACTTTTGAAATAATAAACTAAGAAAGATATGTATAATACAAAAGACTTTGAGCAGGCAATGCACGTATGCTCATACAAATTAGACAGGGTATTTTACCATAAGAAGCATTCACGCTTCGTACAAAAAGTATATGGTCGGGTTCCAATTCCCAAAAAAGTTACAATTTCCGGAGAGCGAAAAATAATTATTCACTGGAGAAAATTTCGCTGGAATGATGCTGGACAATGTTTTTCTTTCTATTCTGATATTCGCAAAAGAAAGTATGATCTTCCTCTTCGCAGTCTTGAGGAGCAAAAGAAGATAACCCAATCATAAGCGGAATGGAAAGCCTTATAAAATATCGTATGGAAAACCTTGATTGGATAGATGAGTTTCTGACCAAATTGGGTATTGATGCTTTTCTTGATTTTGAAAGAAGAGTGTATAACGCTCTTGAAAAACTGAAAACAGGCAGATATTATGATATTGCCAGCTCCATTATCCCGGAACAGCAAGAGCTTTTCATCAAGTTTTGTTGCTGCTATATCAACAAACATCCAGAATACGAATTCAATGACGACTATACACAAATATGGAGGAAAGAAAGCTATGAACAATGGAAGATGGCAACCTCACGAAGACAGCTTCGTAAGGGATAACGTCAATAAAATGACATTAGAGCAAATGGCTGAACATCTGGGTAAATCTGTTTTGGCCGTAAAACTATATATGCACCGCAACCATATAATTATCGGTCAAACGGTCAAACGAAACATAGTACAGGAGATGCTTAGAATAAAATTTCGACATCCGGAGAATTTTATGCCAACTCGTGCTTTTTACCGCGAAGTCGGTATCAACCAGATGCGTTGGTGGGACTTGTTCCATGGCCGTAAGAATATAACCCAGACCGAATATGTCGCATTATCAAAATATTTCGGTCTGACACTGGAAGAAGCGTTTGAAGCGCGCCAATTATCTATGTTCGAGGAGGAAAACAATGATTGATGAACAATTAAAGCAGAGAATTAAAGATGCCAATGAAATCGTAGATGTCATCGGCCAATTTGTATCGTTACATAAAAGAGGGATCAACTATATAGGTACGTGCCCGTTCCATTCGGATAAACACCCGTCCATGACCGTTAGCCCTTCACGACAAACTTATAAATGTTTTGTTTGCGGAAAGGGTGGAGATGTAATCCAGTTCATCCAGGATCATGAGGGCATGTCTTTCAATGAAGCTATCACCTGGTTGGCGAACCGGGCTGGAATACCACTACCGGAGCGGGTTATGTCGGATGATGAGATTGCTAAAGCAAAGGAACGTGAAGCGCAACGTATTGCAATGAAGGCAGCTGCCACTTTCTTTCAGAAGCACTTGCCGGATGCCCAATCATATCTTTATTCACGTGGGTATAACTTAGACGATAAAGTTATCACAGACTTTCAAATAGGTTATGCTCCACTGGATAATAAGGCCAAAAGTGAGCTTCTGGCAGCAGGCTTTTCCAAACAAAGGCTCATTGAGGTTGGTATATTGGCGGAAACAGACAAAGGATTCGTCTATGATGTTTTTCGAGATAGGATTATGTTCCCATATTTCGACTTAAAAGGGAACATAATAGGTTATTCCGGGCGTTACGTGACACCTCAAGAGAAAACCGGTAAATACATTAATACAGGCGATACCCCACTCTTTAAAAAAGGATTGCATCTTTTCGGGTTATACCAAGCGAGAGCTTCCATTGCCCGGTATGACAATGTTTATTTAGTAGAGGGACAGTTTGATGTTACTTCGATGCATAAGGCAGGCGTATGTAACGTTATTGCAGGTGGTGGCACCGCGCTAACCCCAGAGCAGGTTCAGCTCATTGGACGGTTTAGCAAAAAGGTTACTCTTATGTACGATTCCGATACTGCAGGAATCAAAGCTTCACTTAAACATTGCGAAACGTTTCTTTCTGCAGGCTTTCAAGTGAGTGCTGTTGCTCTGCAGGCAGGTACAGATCCAGACGATCTGGCACAACAACTGAAGGCGGATACCGGGCAATGGATCATCAATCATACCATCAATTTTGTAGGATATTTCGCACCATTGCTGCGCGGAAACAATCCGGGAGAGGATCCCAATAAAGAGGAAGAAGCAATACAGCAGATTTGCAAACTGTTGGCAGCTATACCTTCTGAAACTCTTCGTTTGAAATGTATAGAAGCTGCGGCCAAACAATTTGATACGAATACGGAAGTCATCTGCCGAGTAATCAATAATCTCCTTCAAAGCAAAAGAATTGCTAATGTTAAAGCAAAGAGCCAGATGCATCCGGGCATTTATGGACTTGAAATATTGACAGAAGTGCGCTCTGGTAGTGAACCTATTATCTTAACACAAGATTATCAAGAATTCATTACCCTCTATGGGGATACTCCAATAGTCTATATACATGAGATTCCTATGCAAAGTGATATTATCCAACTTCGCCAATCCGGACAACTCTTCACTACTGAAAGTGAAGGCCTGTGTATATTAAAAGATGGCAGGGAATCCAATTATTTGGCAGCTCTTGTTTCCATGTACCGTGCAGGAATAACAGCGATAACGGTATCTGTTGAGAAGTATCCCTCAGAAGATCAGGATGAGAACAATAGTGCCGATGACGAATCTTCGAAAGAAAATGAAAGCTGTATTGAAAGCTGGAATTTTGCCAAATACTATATTTCTCTGTATAAAGAGTTCTTTAAGACCTTCAATGGTGAACGATCACCTTATGTTGAACGTTGCGCGGAAGTAATCAGCTATGCCGATGATTCCGTACGTATCATCAATTTCGCCTTTTTCTACGGCTGTCTCGGACTAACAAAACAGACACTTACTGAAATCCTGAAGCCATACCTCGCCAAACGGAAGTCCCGTATGGCAATCAATGCGCAACGTACCGATGACGATTATGAAGATGAAAACTACGATCCTGACGAACTGCCACGTTATGTTCAGGACAATCCAGAATACATGCAGATGTTCAACCAGTGTAACTATTACCCCAAACTGAACAAGCAAGGAGAACCTGTATGCTATCTCTTCAAGAATGAGAAGTCCGGCCATACCATGGTGGGCGATTTCTACATGATTCCCTTGCTACATATCTATTCCGATAACGATGAGGAAAACAAGCGGGTACTCAAGATAAACCGTCGCTATTACAAAACCCCATTGTATATAGAAGTTCAATCTAAAACCCTCGCCAAAAAAAGCACTATTGAAGAAAAGCTGCTTAACCTCGAAGCGGTAAACTTTACCAATGGAGAAGAAAAACATTGGACTAAAATACGCGAGTACATGAGCCGCCACTATGTTACGTGTACAGAGATTGTTACTTACGGTAACCAGCAGACCGATGGCTTTTCCCGGCAGGAAGACCAGCAATTCTTTGCCTTTGCTAACGGTATCTTTCACGTTGTCGATGGAACGCCGCGTTTCGATCCGGTCAATGAACTCGGAGTTGTCACTCACAACGCCCGTAACTATTACTTGCCAGCATTCTCCACTATTTATGCGGGTTCCGGTAGACAATCCGACAAGTACGAACTTATTTCACAACTCGTTTACAAAGAGATTCCTGCAGACAAACGCTGTACTTTCGACGAATGGGCTTCCCTGATGAATTGCGTGTATAAGATTAATGACAATGGAAAATGGGCTATTCTCTTTGCAATAATGTGTGCTTTCAGAAGTAACATACACTGTATAGACCGCCTGTTTACAGCACCATTCTTCATGGGACCGATGTCATCCGGAAAAACACAGATTGCAATATCGATACGTTCACTATTCATTTCACCAAAAATTCCAATTTTCAATTTAAATATTGGAACAGACGCCGCTATGTCTACATTAATGAGTACATTCCGGGATGTTCCGGTTGTCCTTGATGAATATAACAATAAAGATATATCAGATATAAAGTTCCAGGCGTTGAAAGGTATTGTATATGATGGCGACGGCCGACAAAAGCGGAAGGGTACTTCTGGGAAAGAGATTGAAAACGACAAGGTGTATGCACCGGTCATTATCTGTGGTCAAGAAACGCCCCAGCGCGACGATAACGCATTGATGTCACGAATTATTGTCTGCGAAGTTCCCAAGCCTAAAAACCGTACTCCGGAAGAGGTGGAACTTTTCAATAAGCTCAAGGATATAGAGGATCCTTCCAAAATAGGGCTTTCAAATGTGCTTTTTGAAGTCCTTCAATTGCGGCCGCTGGTGATGCAACATTTCCGAGTGCTTAAACAAAGGGCTTACGATGAATTGAAGGAAGCCCTGGTGAACGCCGGAGAGATAGATCGTCTTATGAAGACAGCTTCACTATTCCTGGCAACTTGCAAGCTTATTCAAGATTATACAGAGCTGAATCTTCCATTTACATACGACGAGTTTTTTCAGATCGCTAAAGACAAAATCAAGTTCCAAGTGGAGTTGATATCCAAAACTGACAAGCTGGCCACTTTCTTCAAAGCAATGGACGTAATGATTGATACCAAAGCTATTAAAGAGGGGAGGGACTTTGCCATTGATACTCCGGAGCGCATTACTATCAAATTGCCCGGTGGTGAAAAGAAAGAAATGCTTATCCCGGCAGGCAACAGGGTCTTGTTCTTGCGTGTCAGCACAATATATACCCAGTATGCCAGATCTTCCTACAATCAGGAAGAGTCCACGCAATCCACCATCGAGCAGAACCTGCGTTCACATCCCAGCTATATAGGCTCGGTACATGCCCGTCGGTTCAACTGGTATGAAGTGGTAGAAGTACCACGAGGTGGATTTGAAGAAGATATTCCTAATGAAACAGGCGTTGATGTCAAACTCAACAATGATATGGTTCGCAAGGTTGAGAAAAGATTCACTAACTCAAGCTGCATCGCAATCAACTATGAAATATTCCGAGAACTTTATGGAATTGATTTGCAACGTAGCTCTGCTAATGAAGTTCCTACACCTAATCCTAATAATGATCCTATTGATGCAAGTCATGCTCCGCAAGATATTGAATTTTAATGGAGTATTCCGTCCCGTTCCAAACTCCATTAATGCTCCTGGTGGTTATCCATCGGGAGTAACTGTTTTTTTATATTCTGATTTACGGACAAATTACGCTGTCTATCTTAGCCGGCATAATATTGCTTTCTATCGTTCAATCCCCCGTACCCCCTGGAATAAAAAGAAAAGCAAAAGAGAGAGAATTTTGAAAAGAAAATCTTTCAAAAAGGACATCCAACTGTCCAACAGTCCAACAGAGAAAAACATTTCAAAACATAACTCGCTGTTGTATAGTAGTATATATTTTCTTTTAAATCAATATATATATACTACAAGGGTGTTGTTTTGTTGGATGTTGTTGGACGTGTTGGATTTGGGGATTTCAACCATCCAACAGGATAAATCCAACAAAAAATGTGAAAAAGGCGGTTTGTTGGACGTGTTGGACGGTATCCAACGGCGTTTTTGGAGAAGTAAATTTGCGTAACTAAATAAAAATCAGTAACTTTAATATCCCTGTTGGACGGTTGGACAGTTGGAAGAAAAAATAAACAAAAAGCGATTTCAAAAATATTTTTAGAGATAATAGTCATGATTACAACAAGCATTACAATCACACCTTACCTTGCTGAATATTTGCGTGGAAAATATAATAATGGCGCAAATGAACCTTTCCGTATTCCTGACAATACGGACCTATATCATGTTATTTGGTCGTTGATGGCGAGAAGACACCAAAACCAATCTCCTGTCGATGAAGGTAATCTGACTCTGATTTTACCAGAGCGGCGTATCGGTAAAGATCCGCAAGTATATAACTATCTGTCTCCCCGTTCGGTAAAGATCATAGAGAATGAGGTACGTCGTATGTTCAATCGTGAACTCCATACTGCAATGGATGAAAACGATCAGAACGGACATGAGTTGAACAACATAGATATCGTTCATAACTTCCTGTGCGCTTATTGTATCGACAGCATCACAGAAGATGCTCTGCTGAAGAACTTCTACCGTTGGAGAGACAATATTCGGAAACGGAAAAAACGTCGGGAATACAAAAAGAAGTTAAAAAACAACTAAAAAATAACCGACCAAACTATGCTTTTTGTCACGAAATGGCGGTAAAAATGTCCGTTACATGGCGAACTTACTGAATATCATATATATATACATTATGAGAGAACTTTCCATTCAAATCAGGGTAATCCCTGTCAAGCAAATGCGGCAGGATGTATACCATTTCACTGCTGACGAATTCGATTTTTCCCCGGTACTGGAGACATCGGAGGCAGGCCGTTGTTTAAATTGCAATAAGGATATTACTATCAAGCTTCCATCGGAGAATGTTATAACCGATTTCTTTTCTGGAAGATTTGCCATTGTTGAATTCACAGACACAAGACATCGAAATATCCAGATTGGAGAGCGTAAACTGCCGGCCATTGTTTCCATTTCTCCCAACTTAAACTCCGCAACGCTGAAAATTGAGTGTAAAATGCTTAAATCCCCATTCTTGTAGCGTCCTTCACCCCGTTCTGAATACTGCCTATCTTCGCTGAAAAGATATGCAATGAATAGAACTTATCTACGCCAGCTTCTTACATTAAATACTCATCAGCTTCTTATTACGGCAGAAGGTTTTGCTTCTGCCATGATAGAGGCTTTCCCTTTAGTAGCTGTCGATGGGCAGCAACCAACCTCTTTTTTTTTCGATGAGGATCCTCCTACTTATAAAGAGACATCACAGAAAGCTCTCTCTCTTCTTTTGAAGAATATAGTAGCTCGTTCGGAACTTCAAGGTATAACAATTACTGACAACTTTTCCGCAGAGGACTTACCGGAAGGAAGTATTGCTTATCATCGTATTTGGGGATTTATCACCGCGGATTGTCGTTGGTACTTTTCCAGCAAACAGTTTGAATGCGATTTACTGGAAGCGGAAGCCAATCCCGCCATAACATGTCATCTGCTGCATGTAAACTCACCGGGTGGTGAAGCCTGGTATCTTGACCGGCTTAGTGAAACTATGCGTTCATTGAGTAAACCAATTGTTTCTTTGGTGGAGCAATACAACTGTTCTGCCAGCTATTACATCACTTGCCATTCCTCTTTCATCGCTTCACTTACAGCCAACGACACGATTGGTTGTATCGGCACTATGCTTGAAGCTTTCAACTACGATGGCTGGTTTGAGAAATTTGGCATTAAACGTATCGTGGCGCGAGCCTCAAAGTCTGACCTTAAAAATAAGAAAAGTGAAGACTTGCTTAATGGTAAAACGAAACAGTATATAAAGGAAGATCTGGATCCACTCAATGAACAGTTTCTTTCTGCTGTTTTGGCTGCACGTCCACAATTAAGTAACCTGCCTGAAGACGATCCTGTATTTCGTGGAGAAACATTCAGTACGCCACTGGCTATTGAGAAAGGACTTATCGACGCGTCCATGACTTTTATCGAGGCTATTGCCAAAGCAATAGAACTTGGTAATGAATATGCCGAACTGGAAAAAGTAAAGAAAAGTGCTCTCAACTATTTATAACTTAATTTTTAGCTCATCATGAATTTTAGAGAAAAACTTCAAACTGTCCTGCAAAAGTTAAAATTGTGGGATAAAGCTAAAGCAAACCAACTCACCAATGAAGAGTGGGGACAGATTGTGAACTCCTACAAAAAGGAGTATCAGGCTACCTTACAAGATGATCTGGCCGCATATAATGCGGAACAGCAGCAAGCATCTACTGTATCTCAAGAGCAGATGGCTCAAGTACAAACGATACTTGACGGCATCATAAACCCTACCCAATCCGCTACTACAGAGGATACGGAAAATGAGAACAATGGAGAAAGTGGCACAGCAACTCAGGCAGTAAACCAGCAGCCTGTTACCGGTGAAGGGCTTGTACAACTTGCTACTGCCGTACAAGGGCTGGTAAACAGCATGAATAACCGTGCAGCTGATGATATTCCAACGCATACGGTTACCGCCTCTACTATCTCCTTTACCGGACCAGCCGACCGTACCCGTTTCCTTTTTGGCATTGAAAGCCCCATGTTTTCAATGGATGATAGATGGAATAAAATCGCCCTCAATCCATCGGCAGCCGCTTCGCTCGGACCTTGGGATGAAGAAAACGAAGGAACCTCATTCCGTAAACAGGCTGTTAGCTTTTCACGTTCCTTGCAGAAGCGATATGCTTATTTACATGCCAATGGTATGCTTGACGCCAAACGTTTGGCTGCCGGTGAATTTGCCACAAACTACGAAGGTGTTAATACCGCAGGTGTGGGCAATCAACATGTAGTACTCCGCCAAGATGCCTTGATTGCCCGTGTACTTGCAAAACGCGACCTCACGCAGTATTTCCCTGTACGTTATGGTATTCAAGATCATGACCTCGTATTCAATGCTTTCTTCTCAGAAGTTTCTCAGGCTTATCAAGAAGGTGAAATCTGGAAAGGTGACATGAAGCTTGAAAACGAAATGGGATACGTGGATGACGCCATGGTAAAGATGAAGTTTGGTCCAATGAAAGAATTGGAACGCATGTACATCGGTTATCTAAATAAAGAAGGTTCTGATCCTATCAAGTGGAATATGATAGAGTTCTGTATTTTGAACTGCCTTGAGACAGCTCAGGTAGAACAGAACAAGCGTCGTATGCGTGGTATCTATGTGAAGCCTGAAACAGGGGTTGCTGGTAGCTATCTTAATGCAGGCACTGGTATCATCTACACTCTTATCCGCTATATGCATGAATTCAAGATTCTACCTCACGACAATGAAGAATACCGTTCTTATACTGCATCTGATATGTTGGATGCCGTTCAGGAGTTTGTTGGTGACGTTACAGCTTCTTGTACGGAAGATATGGATTTGGATAACCATGTTCTTTACCTTAATAAGATGCACCAGCCTTGGTGGATTAAAAATGTCCGTACTAAGTATGGCAAGGATATAGACTTTACCGGTCCGAACAGTTATCTACATACGGTTCCTGATACTAATATGCGCATCGTATGGCTACCTTACTTAGGGCAGCTTCCGTTCATGTTCATGGATATCCCCGGTAACCTTCAGTTCCTGGAGTATGTACCGGGAGAAATGCTCTCCATCAAGTACAAAGAGGATATGGAACTTGTCAAAGCTTGGTCTACCTGGAAAGAAGGCTGTTCCGCATCCTTTACCGGTCGTCGTTTCGACAGCCCGGATAAGCTAAAAGCCAATAACTATGAGTGGCAGCAAATTTTCATGAACAAACCGGCTGTAGATATGGATGCGGATGCTACAACTATGGACGCATCAAAAGGTTTCTGGCAAATAACTACGGCCAATACTGCAGCAAAAGCCATAACTGATATTACCAATGCCAAGGCGGGAGTGGCATATATCATCGAATGTGGTGATACGGATAATGCTACTACTATTGCCAAGGCAGAAAAATTTGCAGATATCACAGCTGCTTATACTCCAACCAAGGTCGGTGACTATATTATGGTAATACTGAACAGTAATGGTAATTTCTTGGAATTGGAACGGCAGGTAGGCGGCGTACGTAAGGTTAATGCTAAATTGCAACCTAATATCCCCGGTGTCAGATAAGCCTGGTACAAGGTAATTTGTTTATTTTCAGGTGACATGGGGCGGGTGAAAATAGCCCGCCCTTTTTATTTATTTAAAACTAACCAATTTAATTATTAATATGAAAGCAAGAAAAATTTCCGACCCTTTCCGTAAAGGAAACAGGGCGGCTCGCAAAATGCAAGTCCGCTTCTTTCTCTCACTGATGACACTCATCGCACTGGTATTTGTCGTCAGCATGATTCTTGAACCCGGCTCTACACTGGGTATCGCAGGCTTCTCCGGTACGACAATGGCTGCACTGATGGCTATCGGAGACGTTGATGATGTATCCGATCGTAAGACACACGGTTCCAACATAGCCTATAAGGTTTACTTAGTGGACATCGACCAGATTAACCCGGATGTAGCATTTCCCCTTCCTAATGCGAACAGGGAAATAAGCACTATTCCGATGAAAGATGGGCAATATATGAAGTACTTCATAGCGCATGATATTCCTACGTTTACAGCTACCGGTGAAAAAGGTGATATCACTACCAGCGGCGAGAATAACTTCGTCATCATCATGGGTGGCATGCGCAACCAATTACTTGACTTCGTAGAACAACATGCAGGTGGTAAGTTCATTATTGTTTTCAAAGAAGTAGGCGAGACTCAGTGGTATATTCTTGGTAATTACGACCGTCCGATGGTATTGTCATCTTTTGAAGCCAAAAACGACAAAGACGGACGTTACATCACGTTCACTTTCAAGCGTACCAGCATCGACCAATATTATAAGTACGTGGGTGACATCGTCCGAGTACCGGCAGCTTCGCATACCGCGGATGCCACCAAACTGACTGTCAAGTCGAGCAATAACCGGTATGAAATTCCCGATGGCAGCGAAGCTACTTATGCCATTAGTACAGTTGAAGGATTGACTGCAAACGATAAGGGACGCCATATTACACTTGAAGGTACAGGTACGGATAAAGCAGCTACTATTGCAGAAAGCAGCACATTTATCCTAATTGACGGTGCAACATGGACGGCCAAGGCAGGTTCTTCCATTACCTTCCAAGTTTTGGATCCTTCTACTCTTATTGAAGTTGAGGGTAGCCGTGTTCAAACTGCTTAATATAAACCACCCTTACAAGCTGATATACCATTGACAATAGGCGTGTTAGCTTGTAAGATATAAAATTCTCCATTATGTATAGTTTCAAAGAAAAGAAGAGACACTTCAATGCGCTCCTTAATCCGGATGCTGCAAAATATGATCTTGAGCTACTTTTGCAAAAACAGCCTAATCTTCCGATAATTGCCACCTATTCCCGAAATCCTAAACGCTATGCCAATGATATTCTTTACTTATTGCTGGATTATTCTACTCGTGAAGAAATCAGGGAGTTTCGGCGTAGCAAAATGAACTCAGAAACTAAGGAGGTGGATTCTTCCACTATTGCTGCAACTTTAGCGGCCAGTACCATCAATGATGGTAAAATGTCTCCTACTCAAACTGAAGTAGATGTTGATTCTTTCAAAACCGAGGAACATGAACAATCGATGGCAACTTCGGATAGTGTCAATGACACTTCTCAGAGCAGAGAAGAAGAGCTTCAAGAACAATTAGAGGAAGCCATTGAAAGAGCTGAGGAAGCGGAAGCCAATAATGAAGAAGCCGAGGAAGCAATAGCGGAAGCTGAAGCGCGTGCTGAAGCAGCAGAAGCGGCGTTGGAAGAAGAGAAAAAAAAAGAGAATTCTCAAGCTCCCGTAAAATCCAAAAGCAAGAAGAGTACCCACAAATCTACTGGGACAACCTCTTCGACCCGCAAGTCCAAATAGCAACACTCATTTACAATGATCGTGTTGTTACATGGAAACAAATGAAGCAGCTCGACGAAAGCTTGGATAAGAAACCAACGAAACGTGATATCATGGAAATGGTAGAACTTCGTATCCGGAATCTACAGGCATTCGATGAGCTGCAATCGTTCAACGACACTGGGAAATTTCTCTATATTCATCCGCTCATAGCTCACCAGTCAGAGAGAGCACAATTGGAAAAGCTATTGAAAACGGATACGCAAGAGTTCTTGCGTTTACATAAGAATGTAACGGATAACATTCGCAGATACGAGTCTTACTTGAGACGTACTGATCGTGCAGATCGTCGTACTCAAGATCGGGAACATCTTCGTCGTCATCGTGAACGGGAAGCCCTATTTAAAGCAATATTACAAGATTTTCAAACTCAAAAGTAAAATGGAAAAGCTAATAGAAGTATTTAATTTGAGTGGTTTGCCTACCGCCCCGCTGGATTCGTTCTTAGAGCTTCAGGAAGATTTTAAGAAGTCTGACCCTGATAAATTATCGAAACTGCAGATGCTGATCATTACACGTGGTTTCAAGTATGCATTCAAAGCCTGGAAGGATCCGGATGGAAAACTCTGGATTATCGATGCCCATCAGAGACGGAAAGCACTGCTCGCATTGCGTAAGTCTGGATTTACCATCCCGGAAATACCTTATGAACCCATTTTTGCAGTTAACAAAAAAGAAGCTGTAGAAGAAATCGCAGCTTATAATTCCGAGTTTGCTACCAAGAATCCAGATACGCTTCTGTTTAAGAAGTATAATATTGATTCTGATACACTTCAGCGGTTCAATCTTGGTTATGAAGTTAAGACTATTGATTTCGGACAAACTTTATCATTATTTCCGCAAGAACACGAGGCAGATGGCGTTACGGAAGATAACGTAGATTTCACTATTCCATCATCAGAAAACACTCCTAATTTCTTAGCACAATCAGGAGATGTTTGGTTACTTGGAAATCACCGTTTAATGTGTGGAGATTGCCGTTCAAAATCAGACGTCACCACTCTGATGAACGGGCAGCATGCAGACCTATGTGTCACAGATCCACCATATAATGTAAACTATGAAGGTGGTACTGAAGAGGAACTTACGATTCAAAATGATTCAATGGAAAATGATTTGTTTGCAACTTTCCTCAAACAAGTGTTTTCAATTATATATGAAGTTCTTAAACCAGGCGGTTCTTATTATATTTTCCATGCAGACAGTGAGGGGGAAAATTTCCGTGCATCACTTCGTAAAGCTGGCTTCAAAATTGCACAATGCTGTATATGGGTAAAAAATTCAATGGTTATGGGGCGGCAAGATTACCAATGGCAACACGAACCGTGCCTGTATGGTTGGAAACCCGGTGCTGCACATTTATGGAACTCTGATCGCAGACAAACTACAGTTTGGCATTTCGATAAACCGCAACGAAATGCTATTCACCCAACAATGAAACCGATTGCTCTTATGGCTTATCCAATATCCAACTCCAGTACTTCGGGACAAATAGTAGTAGATTTTTTCTCCGGATCCGGCTCAACACTTATGGCTTGTCAGCAGATTGACCGAATATGCTATGCGATGGAAATAGATCCTCGTTATGTTACCGCCACTATACATAGATATCGTGCTATGTTTCCGGAACAACCTATTCAGTTTATCAGACAAGGAAAACTTCAGTCTATTGAAGAAACTCAATCCATATTGTCATGAAGAAAGAATTAACGCCTACTTCTGATGTTGATAAAATCACATTGTTAGGGGATGAATACGTATCTCAAGTGCGCACATTTGGCGCACTTGGGTATTCTCCCGAACGTATTTGCAATTTGCTTGGATTACGTGGAAAAGAAAAAATAGCTCTCGGCATTCGCATTGCAATACCGGGAGATGCCTACTACGATGCGTATCGCAATGGTAATGCTCTGGGTGAATATAATATTGACGCAGAACTTGCCAAAAAAGCCGAAACTGGAGATGTGTCAGCTATTGAAATACTGGAAGCCCGAAAGCAAGAACGGATTGTAAAGGACTTAAGAAATAAACTTTTTGGAATATGACACAACTTGACGCTCTTGATAAGATACATCCTGACCTGATATCAGCTTTTCTAACTACCGGGAAATGTGATGGTATTCCAGCGGAAGTACAGATCTTTCTAAAACAGCTCCAATGGGCCGCTGAGATTTACGAATATGAACGAAACATAACTCGTGCAGCTAAACAGCTACGCCAGCGCATTAATGCCCAACAACACATCAATATAGATGAACGGACTTGCAAGGCTCGTATTTATGCAGCTATCAATTATTTTAACATAGACAATAATGTATCCATCAAAGTATGGGAGTCTAACTATGCTGATAAGTATGAAGACCTTGCTAAATTATGTGCAGCTGCCGGAGACTACAAGAACCAGGGTAAGTGTTATGCTGCCGCTTTAGAATGTCGCCGTCGGGCTTCCGAAATTGCCGAAGCTGACCGTAACCTTGGTATTGTCTTTCTTATTTCTCCGGAACTCACCCCAGAAGACCTGGGATACAGCAAAGCCTCACTCAAGGAAATCGCCACCAAACATAACAAAGGATTCTATCTTAATCTTATAGATAGTCTTCCTATTGAAAAAGTAGAAAAGAAACGGCTTCTACGTGATGCGGACATTCAAGAAGCAGAATATGAAGAACTAAACGAAGAATAAACCAATCCGATATGGAAACAGAATATAGTAACAGTTTTGAGCGTTACTACATGAACCAGATGCAGATACTGGTTAATGTCATCGACTCAAACAATATCTTTGCTGAAGTAGCGCGTGCCGGGGGAAAAACAGAAGGTATTACCGGACCGCGCATTATTCGTGTGGCCAATGACATGCCGGGAGAACTTTCCTTCCTGGTACATAAAACCTACGTAGCCTTAATGACAAACGTATGGCCAAACCTGCAAGCTTATTTTTCCAAGGAAGTAACCGTAGGTGGGAAAGTTCGCCCAATGCTCGAATACGGTATTGATTATGTAGTGGGGGAAGCAAAGCTTCCTTCGCATTTTCGTCGTCCTCGTTATCCGATTTCATACCCCAAACATTCTGTTGTCTTTCGCGATGGACACCATATCCAATTGGTCAGTTCTGACCAACCCGAATCTGTAGCCGGCCGTTCTGCCGTTCACGCCATTATTGAGGAGATGAAACACAATAAAGGGGAAAAATTAAAGACACGTTTGTTCCCTTCTCTCCGAGGAGCAAATGCCGAAATTCGCCGCTCCCCATATTATCAGGGTATTACTGGTGTATCTGATACGGCGCGTGTTGATTTGGGAGAAGATGATTGGTTTGAGGAATATGAGCGTCACATGGATCGTAAACTATTGGAAGAAATATCTACTGTCGCACTTCATCTAAATGCGTCTATTTATCAGAAATACAAGCTATTAAACTCTCAAAAAGAGATAACTAATCCTGTTATCTTGGAACGTATCCGCCTTGAGATAATCAAGCTAAACCGTATTATTGCCCTTTGGCAACCCCGTTTGGCCGATATGCGACGAAATGCCACCCTCTACGTTCGTGCAAGCTCTTTCTGTAACAAAGATATTCTCGGTCCTAAATTCTTCAAAACGCAGCTCGAAACACTTGATATGGACGAATTTCTGACCTCTATATGCGCCATCCGCCACAAAGAGGTCATCAATAAATTCTTCGCTAACTACAATAAGGAAAAACATCAGTATGCTGATAGTTACATCTATGAGTCTATATTACGGTTGGACTTGCGGGAACATTTCATCCTTACTGCCCGCTATTTATTGCATTACGAGAAACGCGATGAATTGCTGGTGGGGTATGACCCCGGTCACTTCTCCAGTTTGGTTGTAGGGCAGGAAAAAGAATATGGCCGCCGACTTCGCATCATCAAAGAGTTTTATTGCTGTTATCCGGACGAGCAGCCGGAGCTTGCCCGCCAATTCAATGAGTTCTTCGGTAGAGATGCTTTGAATAAACGCATCATCCTATATCCGGACCGTGCCGGTAACAAACGTCGTGAGGAACTGGAACAAATAACTACTGACAGTCGTGCGTTGAAGCGAGAGCTGGAAAGCTATGGTTTTGAGGTGGAATTGATGAACGAGGGACAGTCTACAATCTATTATTGGCAACAATTCAAATTGCTTCTTCTTATATTCGGCGGGCGAAGCAATGTTCTACCCGAAGTTTTGATTGATGAGAATGAATGTAAAAACCTTTGCAGTGCTATCATGCTTTCACCACTGAAAAAAACAGAAGGCCGCATAGAACTCGACAAAGTATCAGAAAAGAAAATACCATTAAAGCAACAAGCCGGGCTTACAACCCAACTACCCAGTGCGCTCATTTACCTGCTTTTTGGAAGATATGGCAATAAAGTTCAAGGTGAATTATCCTCAATGCCGGATAATTTACCGGACAATATATCCATATAATAACTTATTTTTTGAGAAAAACATATCGATAGAAGTACAATAATAGTATTAATTGACATTGAAATAATATTTAAATCATTAGTAAACAATGATTTAATGTTTTAAAAATGAAATTCTTATTTCACCATACCGACGAAACCTGCACGCACCGCTGAGAATTGGGTATGCAAGGCAATCTTCAGCTATTGTAGGAAATATGACAGTAGGACTTTCGCGTCCTTTTCCTGCAGGTAAAAACAACATAATTTCGGGCATGGAAATAAAATTGAGTGGTATTCAAGCTATGCAATGGGCAAAAGAACTGTCAAAGCTGCCAGATGGTTTCTTTACCATTGCTTTCTTCCCATGCTCAAGGCAGAGAGGGGTGGCCATACCGGAATTAACCATAAAAGAAAAATGCAAATGGCGGATACAATTACCAGAAGAGCGTTTCAGCATTGACAGCGACAACCTCTTTCTATTTACCGATAATAATGGCGAGCCTAAGATGTGCTATCGCATTCTTATCCGCTATATGGGTTTTCCGCAAGATGGATTTAAATTACATAAAATAGACTGGTTATGAGTAAGAATGACCTTAAAATGATAGGCAATTACGGTTGCTATTTAGATGAAGACAATGTGATCTCTTTCCAGATAGGAAACACTCCGCGATCCTCTCTGCTTGAACCGGATCCTGCATTTCCGTTGTATACGGATGCCAGTATTTCGGAACCTCAGTGGCAAAGTATCCAAGGCTTCCAAGTGTGCAGCCGTGGATACAACAATATGAAGTGTGAAGAAATTGCTTCGGATATAAAGAAGAACCGTTTGCTCCCGCGATTAATAAGTAAGCAAATCAAGATGTTATATGGACATGGGCCAGCTGTATATATACCTAAGATAGTCAACGGTAAATTAACGAAAGAGTGGGTAGATTGTCCAAAAATAACCGATTGGCTCAACAGTTGGAAACAACGTGGAATAGAATGCGATCATAAAGAATTCGCCAAAGCAATTATCAAGAACTACTATTACTTCTATGACTTCTTCGTAAAAATACGTTTTACCGTAGGAAAGGGTAGAGGGGCTGTCCCCATAGCCGGACTTGAAGCCATGGAAAACAAACATTGTCGCTTAGCTACTACCAAAAAAGATGTAGCTACCGATGTCGTTTATTACAAAGACTTCAGACATATAGCAGTAGGGCGTTGGGGATATGGCATATCTACTTTCCGGATATATCCCAAATTCAACCCGGCAGAAATAACCAATTATAAGTATGCGGCAATTTCTCACCACAGGGAAAAGTCCGTCGATGATTTTTATGGAGTGAATGAAACACATCAAGGGACACGCGCCTATATCAAAGGCTCTAATGAAACGGCAGACTATATCAATTCATTTCTACGTAATTCCCTTGCTGCCAAGATTCATATCGTAATTCCCAATGCATGGATTGAGTCTAAACGCACGCAAATCAGTAAACTCTGCGATGAAAACAAAAAGTTACAGAAGAATGGCGAGAAACTGATGCGATATAACGGAATAGAGATTGGTACGGAATTCAGGGAATCGACGCTGATCCAGTTCCTTCAGGCAGAACTCCGAAAAATATCAAGATATCTTTCCGGTGCTGACAACCAAGGAAAGGCATACGCCACCATCAGCTTCAAGAATAGCCAGGGCGAGGAAGAACGCTGGAAGATTGAGACCGTGGACTTGAAATACAAAGAGTATATTGACGCGCTGATTGCTTACGACAAGCGTGCCGATGAAGTCCTACTCTCCAGTGTGGGACTGGATTCATCCATATCGAGCGTAAGCAAAGACGGAGTTATCTCCAAATCGGGTGCAGACGCGTACTACAATTATTTGATTTACATTATGTCTCTTTCTTCTGAAGATGAAATCTGCTCTGAACCATTCAATCTGGCGATATCGGTAAATTTCCCAGAACTGTACGCCCAAGGCTATCGTATCGGCTATTATCGGGAAGTACCGGCACGCCAAGAAGACGTTTCACCCAAAGACAGACTTAATACTCAACAATCATGATTATATTAGAAGAACTATTTTCTACGGTAGCGGAGTTTCGTAAGTATTCTCCATACCTCGAAAGCAATGTCAGTTTCCAGGACTTGAATTCATCCGCTCTTTCTGCCAAGAAGCAAATTTCAATCATTCTATCCAAAGAGGTGTACGATGAAGTGGTGGGCAAAGCCGGAGAACCCAAAGAAGCGCTATGTTCGGCCATGGCGAACCTAACACTTGCCAAACAGATGATATTTGACATCATCAGCCGTCGGAAAAACGAAATTGACATATATAAGCATGAACAAGAAGCCATGCGGCGGGCATATACAGATAACTATTTTAATGCAATGGATACGCTCATACAGTTATTGTCTGATGGAAAAGATGTGTCTGAAAAATGGAAAGAAACCCGCTATTGCAAGATGCTATCGGCTTTGCATATCAAAACCGCTGATGAGTTTGACTCCTTATATCCTATTGATATGTCGTACCTGTTCTTCTTCCGGACAATTCCTTTGCAAAAGGAAGCTCTGGATGACGGCTTGAACTCTTATTTTGAACGTGCCGATAAGAGCGAAGAGGTCATCGCCATGCTCCAACGTTGCCTGGCAAAACAAACGGTTGCGATTGCTTTACGCAGATTCGACATCTTAGAATTTCCACCTATAATAAGAAACTTGTTTGAAGACTCCAAACCCATGCGATATGGTACCCAAGAACAGCAGCGCATGCTTAACTTGGCGGCATCCTTAGCCGATGAGGTGAAGAACTCTTTAACTGATATCGACCTCATTCTTACCTCTGGTTCCGGTGGGTCCGTTGATACTGAAACTTCATTCAATCGTCCTGACGACAAAATATATTTGATGGCATGATGGAAGATACAGTTAAGTTTTTAGTTCATGGTGAAGAATTCAGCATTTCCAACTCATGGGAGAAGCTGGACCCTTATTTATATGCCTCACTTATTAAGGACATACAAGACATGGCAACCGGCCAATTATCCGTGGCAATGGTGCGCGTTCGTCATGTCTGCCGGACAATGGGATGGGACATTAGGAAGATAAAAAACGATGAAGCGTTCCAAAATCTTGCGTGGCTTGCTGAACAAATCACTTTCCCTTTCCTTATTGAATATCCTGACAATGACAGCGCACTCCAAGAATTGGATAACGAGACTCGAAAATTGTGCAAACGTATTCCACCCCACCGGCTACCGGGCATCACTATATCTAAGTATCTTAAAAAATTGAACTATCGTTATACTGTAGATTCGTGCTTTTGCAAACAGTTAGTACCCTTCATCGAAATAGATGATGAATTCTACAGCAGCTACAAAATTGATACGAAGTACGGATACCTGACTTGTTCACTAACTGCACTACAATTTATTGAAGCCAAAGCGTTAATAGGTACAAAAGATAAGTTACCCTTACTTGCCGCCATTCTGTATTATCCTGAGAAATACTCTTCGGAAGGGGCACATGAACTGGCAGGACGGTTCACTCATGTGCCAGACAATACTTTAGTGGCAATAGCCTTTAATTTCCAAGCTTTTGTAAATTATCTGTTTACAAAGACACAGTTCAAACTACTTACAGAAGCCAAAGAAACAAGAAAATCTACTATTTCTACTGGTGCTTTAGAATCACTGTATAACTTAAGTGCAGACGGACTTGGAGACATCGATAAAGTTGAACAGATGAACGTTATTCAGTATCTTACTATTCTTCGGAAGAAACTCATAGATACTGTTCGTAGCCTGCATGCAGCTAAAATGGAGAATGTAGATATTGAAAAAGAAACAGGATTACCTATTCGTATAATCAACCAAATATTATGATACTACAGTTATTCAGATATTTTGCCCGATATCCCCAAAAACAGGGGGTATTATCAATGTTCACCAATGGAGAAAGTCAATATGCCGAGTACGCGGAACTGTTGGAATATGTAAACCGACTGTCGGAACCTTTATTTCCTAATATTGAGAGTTTTGTTTTCGGACAGTCATACGACGACGTGAAGAAGCGAATAGACTCTATAACCGGCAGTTATCTATTTATTGACTTCGGAGAGTTTACTTCTACTCGCAATTCACGCAATTCTATCTACGATACACAGAAACTGGCAGTGACTATTGCTCTGAAGGTTCCGGATAACGCAGATACCATGGAGATATCGATAGCTTCGGATAGAACATTACTTCTGCTTGCAAACTGCAGAAAAAAAATAGTAGAGGATTCCGAACAAAGACTGCTTCCGTGGGGTGGGGAGATTGCCGATCAGCAGGATATCGTACCTTTTGTTTCTCCAGAGTTTAAATCAATAGGATGGACACTTATGCTGACTTCAGAAACTCCGGATATATTCAACGTAAAAGCGTCCTTTATACAACAAAAAAACTCCAATATCTTAGCATAAAAACAAAGGGCTTATGAGAATAACCAAAGCTAAACTCACCATTCAACTTGCCGTAGCTGTATTTCTTTCAGTTGCCGGCATGGTACTAATATTCTGTGGCTTTTGGGTAGAACCAACTGGAGAAATCGATAATTCAGTACTGGTAGCCTATGGTGAAGTCAGCACTTTTGCCGGAGCACTATTCGGAGTAGATTATCGGTATCAGTTACGAATTTTTAAAAGAGAAGAGAAGAAAGATGAAAACCATTGATGCTATTATAATTCATTGTTCAGCCACACGTGCCGGACAAGATTTACGGGCTAAGGACATAGACCGCATGCACCGGGTACGTGGTTTTAATCAGATTGGCTACAACTTTGTGATAGACCTTGACGGTACAGTGGAGAACGGGCGACCGTTGTCAATTGATGGGGCGCATTGCAACACGAAAGGCTTCTCCGGTTTGTCGTACAACAAACACAGTATCGGCATCTGCTATATCGGCGGACTGGATGCCAATGGCAAACCGGCTGATACCCGTACGGAAGCACAGAAAAACTCTTTGCGTGATTTGGTGGCAAAGCTCTGCAAGGAGTACCCAATTATAGAGCTACTCGGTCATCGTGACACCTCGCCTGACTTAGACGGTAGCGGTGAAGTAGAGCCGACAGAATATATCAAGGCATGCCCGTGTTTCGATGTGAGAAGCGAGTTTAGTAATTTCTTACGTAATGTTGTGATACGACCATGATTATAGATACATTAGTAGTAGTTGTTTGCTTTATGGCAGATACTCCGAAAACAAATAGATTTGAGAAAGAATTTTTGCGAGCTGATAGTCTTTTTGAACAAGCATCTAAAGAAGCCTCACAAAAAGCTGCCGAGAAAACAAAAAAAGAACGAGAGAACATACTTCATTTGTTTGATATGCAGACTATTTTAAATCACTTGAACCATAACACAATAAAGCCATGAACTTAAAATGCTATTTCTTTTTCTTTGTGTTGTTTATATTATCTTTCCTGGTCGCAGGCTGTCGAAGTTCGCGGTCAGGATCTTTGCATACCGAAATAAACACGCAATATTTGAAGGAGAAACGAAGTGACTCCACCGGACTCAAGGAAAAACTTGTCAGTAAACTGGCAGAACAGGATGCCAAACTTCGTATGAGGGTTATTGAATTCTATCCGTTGGAACCGGATGATACATCCCAATGCGGTTCAGTGAAATCTATTGTAGATTTGGATTTTACCTCTACCTCTAAATCTGATTCTACTGTTGAAGAGAGGCAGCTTACTTGCCGTTTTGATACAGCTTCTGAACAATCAATGAGGGTCGAAAAAGAAGATGGTACTTACGATATAAAGCAAATGCCCTGGTATCAGCCCTTTATACCATACCTTGTTTTTGCTTTCATTATAGCTGTTATATACTATTTTCGTAGGAGATAATAATGCCTTTTTTACATTATTTACACCTTGATAAAGAAATTATTATCAAAAAGTTTGGCTATTGATAATAATTTTGTTATCTTTGTATTGTCAACAAGAGAGCTCTTTGTATGACTGATGAAGAAGCGCTAAAGGCGCGGGTAGAAGAGTTGATAGAGAATCTCAACTACTACCTCCGAAATTATCACCGGCTCATTGGGTTGGGATATAGAAAATCGGTACTGGATGCTGAGATTGAATATCTCAAATTGGAAATTCAACGTCTTTCCGCTACCCAGTAGAAAGAGGAAGCTGCCCGGCCAGGCAGCTTCCTTATCTTCATTCATTTATATGTATCACCTAAAACTTGGAAGTTATGGGAGTAAAGGAAGAATTTTTCAGACTAAAAGAGGCTTGCATCAAAAGCAAGGGAGCCGATAAAGAAAAGGCTGACCGTGAAATGAAAGCGTTTTTTGACTCGATACGTCCGGAAGATGAAGCAGAACTTCAAGCCGCCGTTACTGAGGATTTTGCCAGGATACATAAGGATATTGAAGATATAAAGCTCTTGAAGCAGAGAATAGAGGTGCGTAAGATATTATCTGAAACATTGCCATTTATTTCCGTATCTGAGTTTGCAAAAACCTATTTTGGGAAATCTGCTTCATGGCTACATCAACGTATCAATGGTAATGAAGTGCATGGGAAAGCTGCTGCATTTACTTCTGGTGAATTACACCAATTGGCCGACGCATTGAATGATGTTGCAGATAAGCTGAAGAGAGCAGCAACGGCATTTGTGTAAGCCAATGACTACAAAATAAGGAAAAAGCGGAGCCTAAAAAACTCCACTTTTCTTTTATCGTTCCAAAAACTTTCCTCATATTTGCCAGTGACCAATATCAACCAACTCATTCAATTCCTCATATCGTGTAATCCGTACTCAATCGGGTTCCGGGTGATTCCGGTGGTCGCACGATATGGAGAATTGATTTGTTGAATTTTTACTTTAATGATTAACAGGAGGGCAATAATAGCTAAAACCTCAAATACGATTAGTAATATGGATATCACATCGTCCATGGAGATTTTCTTATTCTGCTATTGATTAAATTGATAATTGGGAGTTTTCATAACTTCTTACTTTTGATACAAAAATACGATATTAATTTAAAAACATATATTATGAAAAGAGTATTATTTTTATTCCTTTTGGTGGGAATGGTTTGTGGCGTTCATGCACAACAACGTACTGTTTATTGTGAAATGATTGGTAGTGGAAGTTTTACCGGTAAGAGCATCAAGATTTCATTTGATTTTGGAAGTCAAGGGTTCTACTATAAGGCTTCCGACGACAATCAAATCGTTAATGAAAAAGGGAAAGTTATTTCTTTTTCTTCTATGATTGCAGCACTTAACTATATGGCCGAACGTGGCTGGGAGTTGCATACTGCGTATTCTGCTTCTGTAAAAGGCCAGGGAGGTGCTGAAACTTATAGGTATATATTAACAAAAAATATAGGCCCTAATGAATCGATTATGGAAGGTATAAAGTTATTGGGCGAGTATAAGCAGAAGAGAAAAGCTGAAAAAATGATAGATGATATTTACAAATAAGTAGAAGCGGAGCAAAAAACTCCGCTTTTCTTTTGCCATTCCAAATAAAAACTGCATCTTTGCAATGCTTTCCATTTGATACAGGCGGAGAAGTTCGCCAACCGATTGCCGTTGGCATTTTTTATGCCTTTCGGTAATTCATATAGTTCCGACCCCCGTGTGGAGTGTTAATGCACCCACTGCCTGTATCAGGTGGAAAGCGACGGGAAAGCGGAACTTTCTTTGTTTATAGTAGGTTTTCTAATTTTTTGGATAAAGTTCCCTTTCCCGTATTTTATTACATATTGTTTCATTTTAATCGCTTTCCAAAATGAAAAAACAAACTTCAGGTGCGCTCATCGCACCAAGAACCGCAGAGGTTCACGTATCTGAGAGTCTGAAAGCTCTGAATGAGCAAGTGAATAATCTGCAACGCCGCTACTATCGTAGCTTGGCGCCTGACTGCGAAGTCAAAACCGTACCTGACAAATGGTATATTCGCGTTATCGGCTGGACGTGTGCAGGCTTTCTGTTTCCGCCACTGCTGGCAGTCGCTGCATTGTGTGTTTATAAGGCAAAGAAGTGCCAGAAAGGAGGTATGAAATGAGCAAACGATCCTCTGTAGCCGATTGTAATATTTTCGTATCCGCAGAATGTAAGTACTCCGGTACGGACAAAAGCCCGTACTTATATAATGTTTATCATGATGGAGAATACGAAATGGAGAGCCTTACAGCTGATGAGGTGCGTGAACTTATAGAATGTTTGCAACATGCACTTGCTGAAAATGAGAAAGGAGTAAAACATGAATAATACTCGAAAAGTTATTTATGTTAAAGCAGAGCATCCCTTTTCAAAGGACAACTCATGGGATTTACGCTATTCCATCGTTCGGAATGACGGATATGAAATCTTTGGAATAACAATAGATGAGGTTCGTGGATTTATTATTTGTCTGCAACAAGCTCTTGACGCAGATGATAAAGAAAAACGGATAGGGCGATTTTCTCATGGAAATGTAATGGCTCTTGCCGAACGTACCACCACCGATAAAAGTACAACCGAGGTTCGCTTTCAAATCGGTCGGGATGATGTACTTGAGATGCAAAGGATAACAACCGATGAAGCTAAGGATATCATCGCTTGCCTACAGAATGCCGTAAAACTACATGGGAACTCCAGTCTTAAGGATCCAGGTAATGACTTTTTAGATCGGAATGTATATACACAAGCTGAATACTTTTGTTCAAAGGAAAATATCAGTAAAGTTAGCTTCGGTTTATATATGAAGAATGGTTCTGAAATAACAGGAATAACTCCTGACGAAGCTCTTGAAATCATCGGCTGTTTGCAACATGCTATTAATATTAATTCAAAAGAAAATCGAAAATGAAAAAGAATAAAGAAACCGAGGAACAGAATATCACGGATATTAGCATTCATATAGCAGCTTTGTCTGCATCGTTTAAACCGGCAATCGATGTTCGTCATGCAACTCATTGGTTCACTACAGATGAAGTATATGATGCCATTCTACGCATTGATCCTGGAGCAAAGATAAGCAAAGCGCAAGTTCACCAGGCAATGATTGATGCCGGCTATCAATATCGGATCCGTCCAGGATCTTCCGGAATAGATTTCCGTTGGATGCTTCAATCCAAAGGCTGATTTTATATAATAAAAATGCAGCGATTCATCACGAACCGCTGCATTTTTGTATTCTCTTTGTCCTTTCTTACATATCTCAAGTAATATAAATTCGCTGGAAATTAATCCAATGAATATGATTACAGACCAACTTATTCGCAGTCGATTTATCAATGAGGTGATGTCTCAAGGCATTAACAAGATTTACGAAACGCAAGAAAAGGTTGTCCGTACCTATTTAAATACCCGTTCTGGTAATTTGGTTTCTCATCTCCAACGTCGTCCTTTTTCGGCTCAAGAAGAAGACTCCAAGCAAGTATATTATATGCGTATATTTCCGTATTTACGCTTTCTTGATATTCATTATCGACGCACTTCCAATGACCGTATATCCCGGCATATTCGTAGCAATCTTGCAATATACAATCGCGTTGTTTGGGGAGTACTGTATCATGAAACATTCCCAGAAATCAAGTATGGCTTTACTCAAGAAATCCGTACCCAAATTCGCCAAGAGTTAAAACAAGCTTTTCAAGAAGAACCTTCCTCAATTTTATAAGTTATGGCTAAAAAACATCTATCAGAAGACGAAATAAAGCTGATTATCTCCGGAGATAGCTCCAAACTGCAAGAAGAACTCCATAAGCTTACCAAAGAAACAAAAGATCTCAGGCGAGAGGAACATGAACGCCGTAAAGCTATGGTAGAGTTAGAAGCACAAGGGAAAAAGAATAGTAAGGAGTACCAGAACCTTGCTAAAGAGTGTAAGACATACACTGATCGGATATCTAAAAACAACGAGAAGATAAATGTGCTCACACGTAACCTGAATGTCAATAACCTTTCTATGCGCCAGCTTAAGAAAGAGGCCAAGTCATTATCAGAGGTCCTTGAAGACATGACTGAGTCGGCTAACCCGGAAGAGTACGCCAAACTTAATACCCGTCTTGCAGAAGTCCGTAGGCGCATGTCTGAACTACGTAATGCCGGCAAGAACATGAATGATGAATTCGGGAATAGTGTTTCTTGGATGTCTAAATTAACGCTTGCCGTAAAAGCCTTTATTGCCGTAAAAGTGGTAGGGTGGCTCAAATCAGCACACGATCAAGCATACGAAACACGCAAAGAATTTGCGAAATACGAGGCTGTATTACGTAATACCTTCCAGTCTCAAAAGAAAGCCAATGAAGCAATGAAAATGCTTCAACAATTGGCGGCTGATACTCCTTCTTCCCTACAAGAGTGGACGGAAGCCTATATTAAACTTATTAATCGCGGTATAAAACCAACCCGTCAGGAACTTATTAATATGGGAGACCTTGCAGCATCTCAAGGTAAATCTATTGACCAGCTAATAGAAGCTGTTCTTGATGCCATGACTGGTGAAAACGAACGCTTAAAGGAGTTTGGTATAAAAGCTTCAAAGAACGGAGAAATTACCAAATTTACATTTCGAGGCATAACTACCGAAGTCCGTAATACAGAAGATTCAATCAAAGATTACCTTTTATCTCTTGGTAAAATAGAAGGTATAACTGGTTCTATGGCCGTACAGATGGAAGAACTGGAAGGAATACAATCTAATTTAGGCGATTCAATGGATGCTTTCTTCAATAAGGTAGGAAAGAAGTTAGAGCCCTTTTGGAAATCAATGCTAAAGTGGGCCAATAACTTTTTTACAACCATGGGGGAACTATTTACATCTTATACGGAAACCTATGAAAACCATTTCGATAAAATGGTACAATTGGAAAGTGCCATTCCAGGATTATTATCGCGTTATGAAGAATTGACAAGTAAGTCATCACGCTCTGCAGAAGAACAACAAGAGTTAGCAAGCATTATAACTCAGATTCGTAACTTGGTTCCAGGAGCTGTTGCTGCATTTGATGAATATGGTCGTGCTATTGAGATTTCCAGTGAAAAAGTGGATGAGTTTGTACGCAAACAACGCGCATTGCTTAAATTTGAAAATGCAAAAGCTATCAAAGAAACTCAAAAACAGATTGATGAATATCGGACGACTTTGGAAAAGCTGCAAAACCAATATGAGCATGGAGTTACCCGAATGGTTACTCAAGGGATGTTTGCCTCACCAATTATAACCGTAGATACGTCCGATGAGACCAAAAACATTCTTGAAACTGAGATTAACAAATATTCTGATTTACTTCTTGGTGCAGAGGAAAAATTGAAGCAACTCAATGGTCAAACTTTAGAGGAAACCATCCAGGCTCAACAGCAAATGGCTGAGAAGCGGAAAGAATTCAATAATATGACCAAAACACAACTTGATTCCTGGATTAAAGATGAAAAGAATGCGGCCAGCCAATATTTATCAATAGCTCAAGAAATATATAACAAACGCTTCCCGGTAGAGGATCCAGAGGTTGCCAAGAAAAAAGCAGCTGCAGCTGCTAAGGCTGCAAAAGAGGCTTTGACAGCAGCAGAAAAAGAACAGAAAGCTAAAATCTCGACAGAGCAAGCAGCAATCAAATCTCTTGAAAACCTTCGAGAAGATGATCTTCAGGCACAACAGAAATGGTATAATGATTCGCTGGCAGCCTTAAGCACAGCCCAAGCAAATAAAAAAATTACCAAAGAGCAGTATGAAATAATGTTGTTGGGATTGGAAAAGCATAATGCTGATGCCCGCCTTTTAATAGAGAAGTCTTATTATTCTGATGCAGAATCTATGGCAATCACGGATGCCCAAACCAAAGAGGATATAATAAGAAAGTCTAACCAACGTGTTATTGATGCGGAAAATACTGCAAATAAATCCCGTATAGCACAACAAGAAGCTTTGAATAATCTGGTCAAAAATTTTAAAGAACAATTCAAACTAACTACAGTTGATGAAGATTACGAAATGCAGCTTCAGGTGCTTGAGGCAAGTTATCAAGCACGCAAAGAGATGGCGGAGAAAAATAATCTTGATGCTACAGAACTCGATAAAGCTTATTTTCGGGCAAAAGAACAATTGGAGGCAGAGCACCAGCAAAAGATTTTGGCTATTCGCAATCAATACGGTCTCTCTACACAACAAGAACGGTTCAATGCGGAACTGGAACAATTACGATTAGCACGTGAACAACAGTTGTTAACCGAAGAAGAATATGAGCAATCCGTTCAGAACCTTAAAAGAGACAGTTATAAAAAGCAATTTGACTACTATTCGAACCTTTTTTCTGGTGCAGTACAAGCGCTTCAACAAGCGGAGATGGACCAAATAGATGCTAAATATGATGCAGAAATTGAAGCGGCCAAAGGAGACGCAGAGGAAGTAGAGCGTCTGGAAAATGAAAAAGCACAAAAGAAACTGGAGGTTCAAAAGAAATATGCTGATGTAAATTTTGCAATTAAAGCATCCCAGATTATTGCTGACACTGCAGTTTCTATCATGAAAGCTTATGCAGACCTTGGACCGATTGCCGGTTCTGTTGCCGCTGTCCTCATGGGAGTTACTGGCATCGCCCAGTTGGCCAGTGCCAAAGCTGAACGTGATAAAGTCAAGAATATGACTTTATCGGGAAGCAGTTCCAGTAGTGGTGGAACTGGTGCACGCGTCGCTACCGGACGTCAATCTGGTGGAAAAATAGATGTCCGTCGTGCCCAAGATGGAAAGTTATTTCCGAACTCAGATTATGACCCGGATGCACGTGGCTTTATAGACCATCCGACCGTTATAGTAGGAGAGGGACCTGCCGGACAATCCAAAGAATGGGTAGCTTCCAATGCAGCAGTGAGTAATCCTACCGTTGCACCGATTTTGGATATCCTTGATAAATCTCAGCAAGCCGGGACAATCCGGACGCTTGACCTTAACCAAGTGATCCGTACACGTATGGCAGGGTACTCATCTGGCGGCTCCATAGGTAATCCGATACCAGTGTCTTCCATCCCTACTAATGATTCAGGTGCAATACTCCCTCCAGAACTGATGAAGCGTTTCGCAAATGCAATCGTTCGTTTAGACGAAGAAGGTCTTCCACCTGCTCCCGTTCTACTTTCAGAGATCGAAAAGAAACAGGAACTTCGAAACCGTTCACGTGCTATTGGTTCTAAAAAATAAAAAACTCTTAATATGAAAATTATTAATATTCCAAGTGGGCAGGCCTATCAACTTACGCCGGATACCCAAATAGAAATAGAGCGTCCCAACTTGTTTTTTAATGAATGGGGAGAGCAATCATTGCCAACTGATATTCCGGACACAGATTTGAATCGCAAACTTACCGGATATCCGGATTTATTGGCAAATCGTAAAAAACCGTCAGCAGATATCAACTGTGTAATACAGGATGGTGATTACTTTATGCCATGCCGCCAAGCTATTCTTGGAGCCAAACGAAAAGAAAAGATACAGACCTCTTTCTATATGAATGAGGGAAGCTTCCTTGCTCGTATCAGTAAGGTAGCCGTCCCTTCCATTTTTGGAAACGAAACTGTTCCCGGAGTAAGTTCCGTAGAAGAGGGACTGAAGTGGTGCTGGTCCCTACGGAATGGGAACAATGAGAACTATGCAATTTTTCCAATCATAGTGGATTTGGACGGAGAGAAGAGAGGAGTAAATATTGTGGCGATAATGGATGGTAGCGGGAAACCCGCTGTTCTTCGCCATGAAACAAACTCCCCCAGCTTTACTCCAGGATTTTTCCATTCTTTCTTCAGGAAGGAAACTGTAGACGGGCAGATTATAAATCTGTCTCCGGGATATTATATAACTCCGTTTATGCGTGCCAATTACTTGTTGAAAAGGTTATTTCAATATTTTGGTTACACCTTGCTTGATAATTTCTTCACCGAAACAGAACCCTTTAAATCAATGGTATTTATCAATAATACAATTGACTCATTGGTAAACGGTACTATTCGGTTGGCACATTTGGTTCCAAATTGTTACTGCAGCACATTACTTGAGGTATTCCGTAAAAAATTTTGTTGTGAGTTTATTCCAGACGAGGTCGCCAGGACCGTACGTATCGAATTCTTTAAAGACATAATCAAAGAGCAAAGTGATACAGACCTTTCTTCCTATCTGGTTGGTTATCCAGAAATCGCTTATCAGACAGGCCGACAGCTAAAATTATCATCGAAAGATTCCCTAACAGAAAGTAGCAACTTTGACAGTACTACTGATATGGCCAGAAAATATCCTACAGCTTATTACGATGCTTCTACCGGTAAATATAAAAGAATCGGATATACTCACACAACTGTTGTAGAGGTTATTTCAGATGGGAACTTACCTTACTATGCAGAAGAAAAAGAGATGGATGATTACGAAATAACTGTACCCGATTGTCAGTATTGCTATTCTTCATGTGTATATTATACCAATCCGGGAAGTGGGGTCTCTGAATTAACAATGTCTGCCCCCTACATTGGCAACGGAAGTACATTGAACAGTACATTGGTAACATCGGGAGAAATAACAGACAGCAGTGAAAATTCGGATGACGAACTTCTCTCATCAAGTCATGACCAAGCTCCCATATTATCATTTGTTTCCAGTGTCAGTACTGGAAGTAATATTGAAAATGGTTATGAATATTCTCTGCTCTACAATGGACCATTCGGTATCTATGAGAAGTTCTATCGCGACTTCGATAACTTATTGCGAAATGCTCTCCATAAGGTGACAGCTTCACTGTTATTGACAGACCAAATGAAGCAATCCTTACAAGTTCATAAAAAAGTCTCTGTTAACGACAACGACTATCTCATAGATATCATGAAGTACGCTGTAGGCGGAAAAAATGCGCCGATAGAAACCACTTTGTTGACAACAAAATTATTGGAGCCTATTTCCGTTTCCATCAGCGAAAATGAAAGATTAATGCCCAATAGCTCTTATTCATGGGTACACCACATTAACAGTACTACTTTAACCGAGAAAGAATGGACTGATGCCGGCTATACCATATCGACAATAGTATCCGTTCCAGCTCTCTATCCACCATTTCCAACCCAAGAACAATATGAAAAAGGGGGGAAGTACTATCAAAGAACAGCCTATTACAGTCAAAAACATAGAGATATGGATAAATACTATTATTATAAAGCTGAACTTTATCTAACAGTGAAAGGTAGCCCTGCTGACTCAGAGAGCACAGGTGGTTCAGAAGGGGGAAGGAGAGATTAGTTGTCCTTTCATTGTGCTCTGGAACAAACTAATTTCGTACAAAAAAGAAAATCGATGAATATCATTCAACAACCGGATTCTCTTTCTTTCAGTCTGAATTTGAAAGATTTTATCATATCTTCTGACAGCCAAGTATCCTTTGTGTTACGTCAGGATGGAATAGATGTGCTCTCTCAGCTGTATGATCCATCGGCTAATGGCAATATTACAATTAATCTTAAAGATGTCATTCATGGACGACTTACTACCGTGTTTAAGGATTTGTCAGATCCTTACGAACAGACACAGCTTACAGCCGAGTTTATCGCGTTTATTGACGGTACGGAGATTAAATTTAAGGTAGTCCGCGGTGGGGTTGACCGGTTAGCGGATTCTGCTGCAAATTTTCTGACCCAGAACTTTTTAACTTGGCAACCACAGATAAAACCTGTTACATACTATTCCCCGGAGTTTTTGACTTATTATGCTACCACAGAATCTACTGTAAAGTTAAAGGCCTATTTTACTTCCGATTCCGGAGAAGTTACAAGTCAGGAAATAGATATTGTATATATACCTAAAAACAAGGTTTACACAGTTCCTATGCAATATTCTATAATTGCGGGGTTACTGAATAACCGTTTACCTTCCTACTACGATGTTTGGGTAGAAAACAGTTTCGGATATCGCCTAACCTATGTACAGCGATATTATGCCTCGGATATGGCTTCCGAACAAGAACAATGGATTCTTTTTGAGAATTCTTTGGGAGGCATTGACACTTTTCGTGCCCATGGTAATATGACCTTTACTGGTGAGCATACACATAATTTGGCAGAGATAGATGAAGTAACAAATGAATATCGCGTTGACACCGAACGGAAATTTCAAAAGAATACCGGGTTCCTCGATGACACACAACGAAAATGGTTACTTGATTTTTTCCCCTCTGGACAGAAATATATCTATATAGGAAACTACTTTAGGCAGATAGTCGTGATGGAAAGCAATGTGACGTATTCTGCAAAAGAACTTCCCAGTAGTTATACTTTCACCTATAAATATGCTGATGCCAAACCACTATTGAACCTTCCAAGAACAGATGTTCCGGCAGATGTCTTACATATCTCCGTTCCCGAAATCGGTTCTTTTACAGTGCCCCCTCGGCTTGCTGAGTTTCCTCACCTTCCACTATCCGAGGGGGCACTATTTCCAGTACAGAATCCATATTCGGAAGAATGGACAACAACTACGATAGCCGCCATAGCTACATATCTCATGTCAATCATGGTTGGCGTCGATGGCGGCATATTATCCGAAAAACAAATCCGGGAACTGATTATAGCTATTGGCAAAGAAATGTTCCTGCGAAAAGATCAGTCGGACACTACACAATTTCTTACCAGATTTATGGCCGGTATCACTGCCGGTAAATACCAAGAAGGATATTCCGGTGCATCCATCGACAAAGAAGGTAATGCCGAACTTAATAAACTGTTCGTTCGACTGGCCGCCACTTTCAGAAACGGGTTGTCTTCTGAGGAGTTCATCTCTGGATTTCCCGGTGGAAAGGGCTGGGCTTTGTTCTGGAGAGAGGTCATAAATGCTGCTGGAGCGGTTGAAAAAAAAGCCGCAATGGAGCTGGATGACCTTACAATTCGCGGAATATTACGTGTCTACGAATTTATAATCAGCCAGATGCGTGGAGAGAATGGAACGATCCTCACTACAGATATGATGAAAGTCCATTCTGTCGATATTGAGAATAAGATTATCTACCTCGATACGGAAAACGGGATTCTTTTCAATCCATTTCGTGCAGATGATTATATTGAGGTCAAGCACTATTCTACCGATGAAAGGTATTCCAAACATTATGAGTTCCAAATCGATAAGTCACATGTCGGCAATATAAATGATGGAGAGAAACGTCTTGATTATATTACCTATAAAAACTTTATAGGCGATGAAAACCTTATCACTTCGCGCGATGTGTTAACCCGCGTCGATTCTGACAATATAGACCGGAAAGGGATACTAAAACAGACTGCTGTAGAAGAAGGCAGTCCATATCTTGATGTTCTATACGGTTTAAAAACAGATCCGGAAAATGCTGTCAAGTCTCGTCTTGGGCGGTTGGCAGGCATTATTACATATTTTTGGGGACAACTGCAAGGATACGGTTTGTTTTCTGATAATGCCTATTTGTTAGGTGATTTTCGACTTCGAACCGGTGATGATGTTCGCACTTATTTTGAAGTACTCGAAGGACTGTTCCAAAGCGCAATGCAGTGTGTTATCAACACTATGACAGAAGAGGACAATTTCCTTAAGAATGCTACCTTCCAAAACGACATGGAGAATTGGGAACGGGAAAGTGAAATTTTCTTCTATGATTTTGGTGGTTATCTGCTGGATATGGGTACGGGATTTTATGCGGAGAAACAAATACTGGCAGATCTCGCAAGTTTCGACGGTAGATTTATGTTACGTATATATCGGAGTCATATATGGCAACTTAATGAGCACATTACCAAACCGGATCCGGAAAGCCGTATATACATGACCATTAAATATCACTGTGAAGAATCTGGAACTCTATCTATGGGCTTTACAGATACAACTTCATATACGGAACAGGAACTTGAAGCGCAACCGGGTTTTCATACATTTGAAGTGTCCGGTACGTGGGACGGCACTGGAAATTTCGAGTTAAGATTTACCGGTGATATCTATATAGAACAACTGGCTATAACTAATCATCCTTTAGAAGATTACCAAAAAGAAGTCAGTAGTCAGTTCAAACAGCAAGCAAATGAGATTTCTGCCGTTGTTAAAGAAGTCAATAGGATTAGTGGAGAAGTGTCAGAGGGTGGTTGGATAACTCAAGAAACCGGTAACCAGTTATGGGCAAAAAAAGAGTTGGAAGACGGAAATACTCTCATTTCATACATCAATCAAGCTGCCGTTTCAACAACTATCCATTCTTCAAAAATAAATTTGGAAGGCGCAGTTACCATGACCGCACTGGATAATGAACTAAAAACAAAAGTTAACAATGCTATTGCTCGTTCCGACCTCGGCAGTTTGGCCTTTAAAGATGCTGTGGAAGCTGCACAATTAGGTAGTACGATCGTTGTAGGCGGTTACCTCAATACTGATCTTATCAAGGTACGGCGTATTGATGCTGATGCAGGATTTGTCGGTGGCTTTACCCTTGAGAATGGACGGTTAATATGGACACGTAGCGATTATTTTGGTGGAACTTCCCGTTCTTTGAAGCTGGGGTCTGGTACAGCAAAAGAAGGGGTTGTCAACATAACTTTCAACGCAGCTACTGACGGACGCTTTGGTGTTGCAGCTATGGGAGCCAATATTGGTGGCTCTGCAGCCATATATGGTTCTTCAAACATGTATTCTCCTAATTATCCTGACAACTATGTCTATGCAGGATTCTTTGATGGAAATGTACGGGTTTTGGGAGATATTTCTGCGAACGGGTTTTATGTAAAAGGGAGCGATGGGGAATATTTACCTGTCGTATCGGACTCGTGGTTCTATGGATACAAGAATGTGACTGGTAATGTCATGCGTATACACGTTGTAAAAGGGCTTATTGTATATATGGAAGGATAATAACATTTTAATTTTTTATTATTATGAAGATAGATTTTAGAAAAAACTTACTGAATTTTAGAGGTCAGCCTGTTATGAAAATAGTAAATGGGAAGGAAATATCCCAAAAGCTATCTGATATGGTTGCAGAAGCTCTGTATTCTGCCGGAATGGATCCACAAAAACCAATGGATACTTCCAAGAAATTGAAAGCCTATAATCTGTTGCAACAGATCATTCATAACAATGGTATAATTGAGGCTGAGACAGAAGACGTAGCCTTGCTAAAAGAGATATGTGCCGGCTTTTTTACTGCCGGTGCTTACGGACAAATTCACGAACTAATAGAGAAAGGAAAATAAAATGGATGTAATAGCACAAAACCAATCTGCAGTAACGAAAGTGACCGATAATATTCGAATCAAGTATAGTATGTCAACCAAGGGGAAAGAAACTCTGAAGGATATAACAGCTTCCATCCTCAATAATGATACGACAATTGGCTATTTTAACATGTCAAGAAGCGGAATTACAGGCTTTTCATTGCACGAAGGACACGGCCTGTCTCAAGATGAAATAAAGCAAGTCTTCCAAAATGCTATTGATGATGCAACCGATGTACTCAAATAAAATATTAAACTATGGTACTAACAGAAACTCAGGTTCAAGAATTGGCTGTACGAGTAGCGGCGATCATTCGCGCTTCAATATCTAAGAGCGTGGGGCAGCTCCCTTCAGTCGACACGCTTGATGGTATCAACACTTTACCTGCCGTTCGTTTTAATGGTGGTATTCCGGAGTCTGTCACTGCACCGATTTCCTTGTTACAGAAAGTTGCTACAGACTCCATAAAGGAAACCATCAATAACGCGGAAACGGCCATAACAGACATTAGGGATCTTGAAAAAACAGTCAGTACAAATGAAGCCAATCGCAAACAAACATTTGAAGAGCTAAAGCACGAGTCGGAGAGTGCGACATCAGAAGCCAATGCTGCAGCAGAGCGTGTAGATGAATCGATTACCGACATCAATCAAGAAAAACAGGCTGCTATTGAAGCGGCCAACAAAGCAAATTCTGCAGCAGATATGGCTACCGAAGCAGCAACGGAAGCCAATGCGAAAGCAATTCTTGCCAATCTCGCAGCTGAAGCTGCAAACGCCGCCGCAGGCCTCGCCGAAGAAAAAGCTGCCCTTGCCGATGAAAAAGCGGGACTTGCCAATGAAGCGGCCACCACCATTGATGCCAAGATGAAGGAGAAACTCGATGCCCTCGTAGCTAATGCTCCGGAAGCACTCGATACACTCGTGGAACTTGCAGCAGCATTGGGTAATGACCCGAATTTTGCAACTACAGTGGCAACGGAGCTGGGGAAGAAGATTAATAAGTCCGACATTGTGAATGACTTTGTTACTGGTGGCTCCGATAAAGTGGCTGCCGCTGAAACGGTGAAAAGCCTTGATGCCAGTAAAATCGGAAGCTTGTTCTTTACAACCATATCGAAGCCAATGACAAGTAGCGAGTTCGGAGAGATTGTCACTCCCGATACTCACACACTGTACATTGTTACTTTACCTGACACTTAAAATATAATGTAGTTATGGCAATATACGCAGGAAATAGAAAAGTTGTATTGTATTGGGGAAAAGACAGGCTCTATTTATATGCAAACTTGTTATTGAGAACCTATATGGGGCGGTGGTATACCGGTTTGCATGTGCCATATCTCGGTATCGTGCGAATGGGTGGCAGAAACTTCGTATGCTTGGTAAAAGCCGGAACGGACAATCCGCCGTTATGGACTATAACCGATAAGGACGGAAGGCGTATTTTGCAAACGCAGGATGGTGGAAAGACCTATGGATATATACTAACCGGCGAACAAAATACAGCCGAATTTGATGAAGTTATTGATTGA